ATAGGTAATGTTGAAACAGGTGTTATTATTAATGTTCCATCTGAATTTACTTTGAGTTTTTCCGTACCACCAACATTAATTTGAAATACATCACCCGATGGTGATTCGTTTTTTATTAAAGTTAATGATGAGGTTACTGCTCCAGTTAATTCAACGGAACCTGTTATTTGTGCGTTTGTTGTTACTATAGATTCTAATGAATCAGACCCATTATTTTTTTTAAAGAATAGCTTTCCATCATAGGTATTGACAGCAAGTTCACCTAATGATAAATTACCCACATCGGGCACATTACCATTAGAATCACTACGTTTTAATCTTATTCTGTTATTACTCAATTTAATTCCTTATTAAAAGCTTCCACCATCAATTTCAAAAAATGATATAGAACCTGATACAAATAAAGAACCTGTCATTTGATGGGTATCATTTATATCATCACCAAATATAGTAGAACCACTGCTAAATGATTGAGTCATATGTGTTACAGATGAACTTACAATATAAGTTTCAGCAGTTATACTCGCTACTGTTAAATCTTGTCCCTCTAATCCAGATATTACTTGAGCTGATGAACTAAGTACACTTTCAGCATTCAATTTAGTTTTTACATCAGTATCATCATAATGGTCTAAGTCTGAAATCTGAGATTCAGTAATTGTAATCTGAGATGAGCCACTAATTACACCAGATGGTAATAACTCAACTACTTGTGATGAACCACTAATAACACCTTCAGTATTTAATTTTGTTTTAACTGCTGCATCAGTATATCCAACTTTACTATTGTTAGTTGCGATATTAGATTCCATTGTATCTAAATCAACTGCTTGAGTTACAGTTAAGAAACCTACCTTAGTAGAATCAGCTGATGGGTAAGTAACTTTAGCCGTATTTGCTGCAACTGCCGTATTTGCTGCTACTTCAGTATCAAAATCTGCTGAATCAAATAACTGAGAAACATTAATCTGTTTCTCTGTTCCATCATCTGATAATATTAATTTATCAGTAGCTTCTACAGTTATTCCTGTTCCATCTGTTTGGGAATCTATATCTAATGTACTACCTGCGGTATTAATTGTAATTGTTTTAATTGAACCAGTTCCAGTCGCTGTAACTGCGTTACCTACGAAGTTAAGTGTTGTAGCTGCAGTTGATAATGATGAACCTTCGTCTTGTACCGTAATATCACTACCACCACCTGTGCCAAATCCACTAGCTGCAGCTGATGATGATATGTAGTTATCAGTAATAACATCAGTTATCTGGTCTGAACCACTTACAGTACCAGCAGGTAGTAAACTTACAATTTGTGTTGAACCACTAACTATGTTAGCTGGTAACTGTGATGAACCACTAATCGTTCCAGCAGGCAATGCTGATACTACTACACTGTCAAAGTTTTCTATTGATGCTGAGTTAATTCGAATCTCAGTATGTCCCGATGTTCCATCTGTGTGAGAACCTAGGATGTATAATTTTTTGTTTGTTGAATCATAGTAAGGTAATCCATCTAAAGTAGAACCATAATTAGCGGGTGTTATTGATGGTAGTCCCCCACCCGTATACATTTTGGAAATTGGAACATAATCATTTGCTGCAGATGAACCACCCGGCTTACCAACGTAAACTATTGGCCCATCTACCTTTGAATCTACCGAACCACTACCAATTACGATTTCTGCTTCACCAAATGAGGTGATATTCCTTACGGATGCTACCGAACCTCTTCTATGTTTAATTGTTTGAGCCATATTTTTATCCCATTATTTTTGTATAGTTTTTACTATCTCTCTTTAATCTTTTATAAATATATTTTTTTTAGAAAAACCCACCACAATCTATTGTATCTTGTGAGTTTCCTATTTGTATTGATGCCGATGCTATATAACTACCTATTTGTTCTTCTAAAACTTTAATTCTTCCTTTAACTATCAATGCGTTTCCAACATCTGATGCTGAGGTTTGTGTAAATACACTCTGCCCATTTACAGTGAAATCTCCTTTGATATCAACACTACCCGTCACTTGTAAATTATTAGATGTCATTAAATGTGTATATGCTTCTGGGTCTTGAGAACCAGTATTCCATATTGATGCACCACCAGAACTACCACCACCTAATCCTGCTAATGAAACTGAGTTACCATTTGATATACTTAAATTATTTCCTGCTAACGTTAATGTTTGTGAATCAGTTTCGGATGTTAAGTAACCTAATGCTGCTATTTGTGCTGAACCACTTAATACACCAGTTCCATCAAATGTTCTTAGTACTGAACCACTAATAACATTTTCTTCGTTTAATCTATCTTTAACATTAGATACAAAATTATCTCTAAGAGATGTGTTAGCTAATATTGAATTTTTTTGAAATGGTGTTATTGTGGTTGGCAAGTTTTCTAATTCATAGTAATCTATGTTAGTCAAACCACTACCATTACCTATGTATGAACCGCTGAATGAACCTGTATAATCTGCCACAATTTTCCCTTAATTATCTTTGTTAGTTAACTATAAATATATTGATTCTTAGTAATCAGTTAATAAACTTAAAATTTCATCTAAAGATTCATGTCTATGATTATCTTTTAGACAAATATCATAAACATAATCCGAACCTTTTAACTTAGGAACTTCATGTACTGCTGAATCATTGTTGAATTTTAAATCAATTTGTTGCTTATCACCACAAAGTATCATAGTAGAACCTTTTCCTACTCTACCTAATACCATTAATAGTTGTTGCTTAGTTAGATTTTGAAACTCATCAACAATACATACGGAGTTATCAAAAGTTCTACCTCTAAAATGTGATAAAGATACTAATTCTATTTTCTCATCACTAATCATTTTATCTAATATAGCTGGTTTGTTATAAACTTTTCTCATATTAGATTTGATTGGTACTAACCAAGGTTCCATCTTCTCTTCTAAAGAACCTGGTAAGAACCCATTATCTTCATTTGATACAGTTGGTCTTGTTATTACAATTTTGTTAACGTTTCTTTTAAAAAACATATCCAATCCTATCTGGCATGCTAATAGTGTTTTACCACTACCTGCTTTACCTATTATAAAATTAAATGGGTGATTTAAAATTTGTGTTTTAGCTTTTTTCTGTTCTTCTGATAAGGATATCGAAAATCTCACATTACCTTTTGGTGGAGTTTTGCTTTTATTATCTGGCATAGTTTCCCTTTTCCAATGATTTAATAACTGTTTAATATAAATACAATCTAAGACATAAAAAAAGGGGGAATTTCTTCCCCCCTTAATTTAAAAACTATACAATAATCAAATGATTACTGAATTTTGTTTAATGAATCTACATATACTTTTCCGTAGAATTCCCCACGCAACATCTTCTTAGCGTAACGAGTCATTACACCTTTTCTAGGAGTGAAGTTTTTAGGGTCATATACAAGAGGAGTCATAATTAATGGAATATATGGTGCATATACTGCTCCAGTTTCAAGGAATTGTGTTCCTCTATATCCCATAAGGATTACGTTCTCTTTCATATAAGGATTCTTATATACTTGGAATCTACTATTCAATGAACCAACTTTAGTTACACCAAATGCGAATTGAGCATCACCATTATCTGCTGTACTAGCATATCCTGGGATAGATTCAATGATTGTTGCAACATCAGGAGATACTACTAAGAAATTAGCCCCACCTCTTAATGTTTTTTGGTGAATTTTGTTAGATACACCAGCAATCACAGTACCAAGAGTTTGAAACCATGCTTGTTGATTAAATGCAGATGCTTGAGCTGCAGTTGTTGAATAGTTACCAAATGCAGTACCATCCCACTCTCTACCAACTTGCGTTGACCAGTATCCTACTGATTTAGCATCAGAGATTAACATATCTAAGATTTCAAAATCAATTTCTTGTGAGATGTACTCAGATAACATTGAAGTCAATTCAGCTTCAGCATCGATTGAGTGGTATGCGTTCAAATCTTGTGCGAATTCAGGAGTCCATTGTGCTTTTAACTTACGTGTCTTAGCAACAATTGGTAAACTCTTCATTTCAACATTCAATTCAGGAATATCGATATCTACTTCTGGGTTACCAGTTAATGAAGTTCCAGTTGCTTCGAAATCACCTCTTGATACATCAGTTGGTTGTTTGTGGAACTTAACATTCACATCACCGAAAGCTGTATCTTTAGCTACGAATACGATATTTCCACCAGATAATTTTGTAAACTGTGGGAATTGGTCATCAACACCTGTCAATCTGAAAGCTCTGATACCTTTATCATCGAATCCAGCGATAGATGCAGTTTGAATAGTTACAGTTGCAACATCACCACCAGCATCTAACTCACCTGCATTTGAAGCAGAGAATGCTGTATCGTAGTTGTAATCAGCTGCACTAACAGAACCAGTAGCGTACTCATTTGTACCAACAGCTGTTGCTAATGCTTGAGCTGTGGCAGTTGTGTTATCATTTACTGAGTATCCGAATCTACCAGCACCATACAAACCACCTGATGGGTCTGAAGTAGTTTCAGTAATACCGAATACAGAATCAGCTTGTGAATCTTTTCCAGCACCTGTTGTAAATCCTGGTTGAGCAGTACCATATTTAAAATCTAGATAAAATACTAGACCTGATGGTAAGTTCATTGGTTGTACAGATACGAAATCTTTTGCTCCGATTTCACTAAATATTCTTCTTACTAATGGTAGTGCTACACC